GCCGCATCAGATCCATCGCCAAACTCGTCATCCCGCCGGTTTTACAACCCAAGGCATGGGGGTCGCCCTACGAGGCCGCCAATTGGTCGCCACGCCGTGGATTTGTGCCGGGCGCAATGCCCACCGATGCACGCAATGAACTCACACCGGGCGTTCGTACCGAATTGGTGCGCAAATCCAGGTACCTGCACAAAAACAGCGGATTCGCGCGGGAATTGGTGGCCAACATGGCGATCTACTCAACAGGCGATGGCATCAGGACCCAAGCCCAGTCGCCGGATTCAGGTTGGAACCGCGCAGCCGAGGAATACTTCTCCCTGTGGTCCGCCCGTTGTGAAGTCACCAGGCGATTCTCATTTGAGGAATGCCAAGCGCTTGTTTGCCGAGGCATGGACATCGACGGCGAGTATTTCGTCCATAAGACACGCAACGCTCAAGGCGAGCCACGCATTCAATTGATCGAATCACACCGAATTGGCGACCGCCTGGGATCAACCAAAACCGTCGATGGAGTTGGCCTCGATGTTTGGGGCGCACCGATCTTTTACCGCGCCATCGAAGACAATGGTGACTTCAGGGACCTGCCGTCCGAAGCGGTGCTCCACATTCACGAACCTGAATGGGCCGGCGGAGTTAGGTGCCATCCAACCATCCAGCATTCCATCAACCACGTGCTCGATGAAATCGAATTGCTCGCCCTTGAAAAACACGCGGTCAAAGACAATGCCGATGTGGCCAGGGTACTTAAAACGGCACGCGGCGAACTCGATGATACGGGTGACTTCGTCGTCGGCGATGGCGTGACCGGCAATGAGCAAAGCGATCCAATGTCACTGCAGCGAATCGTCGGCGGAAAGCTCGTTGCACTCAAACCGGATGAATCGATCGAAAGCTTCCAGTCCAACCGCCCATCCCCCACTTTCACGGGATTTCTGGAACACCTCAGAAGGGACTCCGCATTGGGCGTGATCCCATTTGAGTTCGCGGCTGACTCAAGCAAGATCGGCGGCGCTGGCGTGAGACTCGTGGTGGCCAAGGCAGACCGCCGGTTCTCCTTCCGACAGATGATTCTCGAGCGACGCCTGATCAGACCCGTTTGGTCATATGTGATCGGCGATGCCATCAACCGCGGACTGCTCCCCCCGATGGAAGGCTGGTGGAAGATTTCCACTGTCCCGCCAAAACGTGTCACCGTGGACGCCGGACGAGAAGCCCAGCAAAACCGCGCCGATGTGGAAATGGGGCTCAAAACCTTATCCGACCACTTTGCCGAGTTAGGCGCTGACTTCGGCGAGGAAATCGAACGCAGGGCCGCCGACGCCAAGCTCATCCTGGAAACAGCCACGAAATATGATGTGCCAGTGGGGATGCTGTGGAAGGTCGCTGGAGATGTGCACCAAGTCGCCAATGGTTAAGAAGACTAGAAAGCTCAGGTAACTGAACCGTATAAAAAAATAGTTGTCAAAAGATTACATTGGGCTACGAAAAGACCCGATATGAAAACAACTACAGCAACTGCTGGCCTTTTAATCGCAGCAAGCGTATTCAGTTCCATTTCCCGCGCATCCGTCACGATAGACTGGGTCACGGTCGGGAATGCTGGTAATGCGGCAGACCCACTGACTGGCTATGGTGCTGTCGGCTACGAGTACAATATTGGCAAATATGAGGTGACCAACACCCAGTACGGCGCGTTCCTCAATTCCGTCGGCCAAACGGATACCTACGGCATCTACGATCCGCGCATGGCAAATAGTATTGGTAGGACAGGAACATCCGGTAATTATACTTACAGCGTTTATAGCACTTTTGCCAATCATCCAGTAGTTTACGTATCATGGTATGACGCAGCTCGCTTTGCAAACTGGATGATGAACGGTCAGGGTAGTGGCGATACTGAAACCGGGGCTTACACTCTAAATGGTATACTCTGGGGTGTAGTATTAGCGAATTCTGAAGCCAAAGTTTACATCCCCACTGAAAACGAGTGGTATAAGGCAGCGTATTATAATGGTGAAAATTCAAGCTATTCCGTTTACCCTAACGGCCAGAATACTATCACCACGGCGGATGCTAACTACGGAAGTAGCAGCTTCATGCCGGTAGGTAGCTATATTTCAGACTCAAGTTTTTATGGGACATTTGATCAGGGAGGAAATGCAGAAGAATGGAATGATGCCGTTGTTCTTGATGAATTTAGGGGGCGACGGGGAGGATCAATTGGCGTTTCGGCCTCTTTGCCTCAACCGCTAAGTTCTTTGTCGCGTGACGGATATGGAAATGTTGATTATGGTATGAATGGATTCCGTCTTGCCAGCATCAATGCTATCCCTGAACCAACGTCGATGCTGCTGACAATGGTCGCAGGCGGCATGATGTTGATCCGTCGGAAACGCTGAATCTGAATTTTGGTATTTTGCCTACAATACACACACCATGAAAACACAAAAGCTCCTCACCTCTGCAGCGATTGCCGCGCTTATCACGAGTGCCTCAGCGTCTGTGACGATGGACTGGGTGACAGTCGGCAATGCCGGCAATGCCGCAGACCCACTGACCGGCTATGGTGCTGTCGCTTACGAGTACAAGATCGGCAAGTATGAGGTGACCAACGCTCAGTATGGCGCGTTCCTAAATGCCGCGGCCAAAACCGACAGCTATGGGCTCTACAACACAGGCATGTCGAGCAATGGAATCAGTCAAAGCGGAAGTTCTGGAAACTATACCTACTCGGTGACGGGTGCTTTGGCCAACCGCCCAGTGGTGTTTGTTTCGTGGTTTGATGCAGCCCGCTTTGCAAACTGGATGGCCAACGGTCAAGGAAGCGGCGATACGGAAACGGGAGCCTACACTCTCAATGGTGCAACCAGCGGTGTATTTGACGCGAATAGCCCTGGGTTTTTCCTAAAGAATGCCGGAGCGCAAGTTTACATTCCTACTGAGAATGAGTGGTACAAGGCAGCGTATTACAATCGAGCTAACTCGACTTACTCGCTCTACCCGAATGGTCAGAACACGATCACCACTGAGGATGCGAATTATGATCTTCTTGTATCCACCGACGTTGGCAATTACAGCGACGATCCAAGCTCCTATGGCACTTTTGACCAAGGAGGTAACGTATGGGAAGTATATGACGAGGAAATCTTGTGGGGATCGCATCGCGGCGGTGCTTGGGGGAACACCGATATCAGCCTGCTCTCATCGGGCGACTACGGCTTTGGCAAATCTAGAGAAGAAGCAAACATCGGCTTCCGCCTCGCCGCCGTCCCTGAACCAAGCTCGTTGGTCCTGACGATGCTGGCAAGCGGAGTGATGCTGATTCGCCGGAAAATCTGATTCTGAATTTTTTTGCCTAAAATACACCCAATATGAAAATAACCATAGCTGCTAGCCTTGTAATCGCCACAAGCATATTCAGCTCCATTGCCTGCGCGTCCGTCACGATGGACTGGGTCACGGTCGGGAATGCTGGTAATACGGCAGATCCACTGACTGGCTTCGGCGCCGTCGCCTACGAATACAAGATTGGCAAATACGAGGTCACAAATGCGCAGTATGGTGCGTTCCTCAACGCCGCTGCAAAGACGGATAGCTACGGGCTCTACCACTCAGAAATGTCGAGCAATGGAATCAGTCAAAGCGGAAGTTCTGGAAATTACACCTACTCGGTTACGGGCGCTTTGGCCAATCGTCCGGTCGTTTTTGTCTCGTGGTTCGATACGGCTCGTTTTGCCAACTGGCTGGCAAATGGCCAAGGCGGCGGCAGCACCGAAACGGGAGCCTACACGCTCAATGGCGCGACCAACGGAATCATTTTGGCTAATGTTGCAGCCCAAGTCTACATTCCTTCTCAGAATGAGTGGTACAAGGCGGCATATTACAACGGAGCGACTTCGACCTACTCGCTTTACCCGAACGGCCAGAACTCGATCACCACGGCGGACGCGAACTACAACTCTTCTGGCTCAACAGATGTCGGCACTTACAGCGGCGATCCGAGCATGTACGGCACCTTCGACCAAGGTGGCAATGTACATGAGTGGAATGATCTTGTATTAGATGTGGATCGTCGAGGGCTTCAGGGGGGAGCTTATGGGAATCCTCTAGATATTGATCTGGCTTCTACAAGTAGAGGAGCACTTAATCCAATCATTGAATATGAATGGCTTGGCTTCCGTGTCGCCAGTGTCCCTGAACCGACGTCGATGCTCCTGACAATGGTCGCAGGCGGCATGATGCTGACCAGACGGAAACGCTGATTCTGAATTTTGGTTTTCGCCTACAATACACACACCATGAAAACACAAAAGCTACTCACATTTGCTGCGGCTACCGCGCTTTTCACAAGTGCCTCCGCGTCCGTCACGATGGACTGGGTTACGGTAGGCAACGCTGGAAATGCGGCAGATCCACTGACTGGCTTTGGTGCTGTCGCTTACGAGTACAAGATCGGCAAATACGAGGTCACCAACGCACAATATGGCGCATTCCTCAATGCCAAGGCGGCTACCGATTCCTTCGGGCTCTACAACTCAAACATGTCCACCTATGGCATCAACCGCAGCGGCAGCTCCGGCAGTTACACTTATTCGGTTACTGGTGCCTTGGCGAACCGCCCGGTGGTTTATGTGTCGTGGTTCGATGCGGCACGCTTCGCTAACTGGATGATCAACGGTCAGGGTAGCGGCAGCACTGAAACAGGTTCTTACACGCTCAATGGAGCGATCAGTGGCATCATCACCAAGGACGCTGGAGCGCAGGTCTACATTCCGACTGAAGACGAATGGTACAAAGCGGCCTATTACAACGCAGCAAGCCAGACCTACTCGCTTTACCCGAACGGTCAGAACACGATCACCACGGCAGATGCGAACTACGGTAATAGCGTAGGCTCCAGCACGGATGTCGGCACCTACAGCGGTGATGCTAGTTCTTATGGCACCTTTGACCAAGGCGGCAACGTCTGTGAATGGAATGACACGGTAGTCTTGGAATCTTGGCGTGGAGTTCGCGGAGACGATTGGGTAATTGGCGGATCAGACTTGGATTTGAGTTCATCGGTCCTTAGCTACGGCACACCAGTAATCGAATATTTCGGTATCGGGTTCCGCCTCGCCAGTGTCCCTGAACCAAGCTCGGTGCTCCTGTCGATAACCGCAGGCGGCATAATACTGATCCGACGGAAGCGCTGATTCTGCATTATGGTTTTCGCCTAAAATACACACACCATGAAAACACAAAAGCTCCTCACCTCTGCGGCGATTGTCGCGCTTATCACGAGTGCCTCCGCGTCCGTAACGATGGACTGGGTCACCGTTGGCAATGCTGGAAATGCGGCACAGTCAGCCAGCAACCGTACGCATGATCAATCTGCTGGCGACGGCTACGGCTCGGTCGGCTACGAGTACAAGATTGGCAAATACGAGGTCACCAACGCCCAGTATGGCGCGTTCCTCAACGCCAAGGCGGTCACCGATAGCAACGAACTCTACCACACGAGCATGTCGACCTACGGCATCACGCGAAGCGGTTCCAGCGGCAGCTTCACTTATTCGGTCACGGGAGCCTTGGCCAATCGCCCGGTGGTGTATGTGTCCTGGTTCGACGCCGCCCGCTTTGCCAATTGGCTTGCGAACGGTCAGGGAAGCGGTGACACCGAAACGGGAGCTTACACGCTTAATGGGGTGACTAGTGGCATCATTTTGGCGAATGCTGGAGCACAAGTCTACATTCCCACCGAGAACGAGTGGTACAAGGCGGCATATTACAACGCAGTCAACCAATCATATTCGCTTTACCCGAACGGCCAGAACAGCATCACCACGGCAGATGCGAATTATAACGGTAGTATTGGCGCCAGTACAGATGTCGGCACCTACATCAATGATCCAAGCTCATACGGAACCTTCGACCAAGGAGGCAATGTTGCTGAGTGGAATGATAGGGCGATAGACACCGCAATTTACTGGACGACCGCTGGAATACGCGGGATTCGCGGTGGAAGTTATGGGGGGGATAGCTATTATCAGAAGTCCTCAAACCCCGATGGTAGCTATTCCTACGGAGAGTACGACTTCGTCGGCTTCCGCGTCGCAGCAGTCCCAGAACCAAGCGCGTGGGTCCTGACGATGTTGGCCAGCGGCATGATGCTGATTCGCCGCATACGCTGATTCTGTATT